TGCTGGGTGAGAAGTTTAAAGGCAGCAATCGACCAGAGCAGTGGGAGCTGTGATGGCTGGCTGGCTGATAGCTGCGATGGGAGTGGTGTACCTAGTGGTGAGCGCTGATCTACTGATGAAGGGGCAGCACGGCCTGGGAATTGCATTCCTGGGGTACGCACTGGGCAACGTGGGACTAACACTGGAGGCGATTAAATGAGCTGGACTGGTTTAAGTTTATTGCTTGCGCTTGTATTGTTTGCGATTATTTATGGTATCCTGAAGGAGGATGATGATGAGTGATGGAGGCAAAGGATCTACACCACGTAAGGTAGACTTTTCTATATATGGGAAGAACTTCGATCGTATCTATGGCAAGCACCGAGTATCTGGTGTACCATACGAGGTGGAGTTAGTTGACCAGTATACTAATGATATTGCAGAGCTGGAACGTGAGAACTTCATGCTGCGTACCAGGGTACAACGATTGGAGGAAGAGCTTGATAGAATCAGAGACGATGGTAAATAGTCCATGCGTTGACATCTGTAGGCTGGACGACAAGGGCCTGTGCATCGGCTGTCTTCGCACTGTGCTGGAGATAAGTCAGTGGCCCTATTTCAATGACCACACCAAGCAGGAAATATTGCTTGCGATTAAGAAACGAAAAGAGGGTGTATATGGCAAAGACTAAGAAAGTAATTAAGACAGAGGAAGTAATCGAGAACGTAGCTGTGGCAGACTGTACAGAGTACGTGTCAATTGCTTTTGACAAGAACGGAAACTTGTATGGTATAACTAAACAAGGAGAACTGTTTAAATACGAGTGGACCAACCGAAAATGGGAGGCAGTATGAGATGCCTGAGCTGTGATAAAAACCTTACAGACTATGAGTCTACTCGAAGAGATGCTATGACTGATGAGTTTATTGACCTGTGCAACGGATGCTTTGCCTCTGTTTATGAGGACTTACACACTATCGAACGTACAGATTTAGCGCATGATGAGGACATGATAGACGGAGATAACGACAATCACTGTGGTCTCGATGGCCTTGTTGACTATTGATTGTGATTGTGTTACCCTCTCTATATAATTACTGTACAGTAATTGTATTATTATTATTATAATAATTATCTTATAAGGAATTATATAATGGATGACCAGGCAAGATTCGATGCAGAGACTCAGGAAGAAGCACACTACTGGTTTGTTGTGTCTGACTTCACTGACCTGTCCCTTAATCATGGGCTTGACAAAGTACTGATGGACGTGTTACAATTAAGGAAGAAACGTAAACAATCTGAAAAGGACTTACTATCATGATGACAGTATCAGAGAAACTTGAGAAGGCTAGGCAGGCCAGGGCAGCAAAGGCCCAGGCTGGTATCAAGCTAACTAAACGGAACGTAGTTGAAATCTGGTCAGAAGACAAACTAAGCCTACGCAAGAGTATCAATGCCAAGTGCTTTGATTGCTCCGGGTCACAGATCGAAGAGGTGAAACAATGCACAGTCAAGAGCTGTCCGTTATGGTTGGTCCGTCCCTATCAGGAGAAGAGCAATGGCTGAACAGTTAAAGGCACACCAGCCTTGTCCTGACTGTGGTAGTAGTGACGCACTTACTTACTATGAGTGGGGCACACGATGCTTCAGTTGTGGTAAAGCTAGGCGCAACAACGGTAATGAATATAAGCAAACACTTACTAAGGTAAACACCAAATTGAGTAACGTGCACGAGATGTCCTTTGAGTCTATCGCAGATCGTGGCCTGACCAGGGACACATGCTTGGACTATGGTATCGGTACCAAGAACGGAAACTACTACTTCCCTTACTTCGAGGGAGATACAGTTGTTGCGTACAAGAAGCGCCAGATCTCTGACAAACGATTCAGCATTGAAGGTGATTGGCAGCGTGGTACATTGTTTGGACAGCAACTCTACACTAAGGGAGGTAAGTATGTCACGATTACTGAAGGTGAGTTCGATGCTGCAGCAGCGTATCAGATGCTTGGTTCTAAGTACCCTGTGGTTTCTGTTAGGAACGGTGCAGGTAACGCAGCACAAGATGTCAAGGCGAATTATGAGTGGCTCGATTCTTTCGAGAATGTTGTCATTTGTTTTGACAATGATGATGCGGGTCGAGCTGCTGCTGCACAAGTCGCTGAGATACTTGGAACTAAAGCCAAGATATTTAAAGGAACCAAAGACTTTAAAGACTCATGCGAATACCTCCAAGCGAACAAGGTAGCAGAGTATGTTGCACTGTGGTGGAAGGCAGAGCGCTTCACGCCTGATGGTATCGTAGATGGATCAGGACTATGGGACTTAGTGAACCAGCCAGTAGAGAAGGCAGACGTGCTGTATCCATTCAGCGGATTGAACGATCTGACCTATGGTATCCGCACTGGTGAGATGGTAACGATCACTGCTGGGTCTGGCCTGGGTAAATCACAGTTCCTGCGTGAGATTGTTTATCATATCCTTAATACATCGCAAGATAATATTGGATTGCTTTTCTTGGAAGAATCTGTTAAGCGCACAGCCAAGAGTATCATGAGTCTACACGCCAACAAACCGCTACACTTACCAGACATCGAGGTGACTAACGATGAACTTAAACAATCTTTTGATGCTACTCTGGGTACTGGTCGTGTCTATCTTTTTGATCACTTTGGTTCTACTGCAGTGGACAACATTATCACACGGGTCCGCTTCATGGCTAAGGCTCTTGATTGCAAGTATATTTTCCTTGATCACGTTTCTATTGTTGTGTCTGCACAAGAGAATGGAGATGAGCGAAAAGCCCTTGACGAAATCATGACCAAGCTTCGCATGATCGTACAAGAGACTGGCATCGCCTTGTTCTGCGTGTCACACCTCAAGCGTCCTGATGGTAAAGGCCACGAGGAAGGGGCAGCTACGTCATTGTCTGCACTGCGTGGGTCTGGGTCCATTGGTCAGTTGTCTGACATGGTGCTTGGCCTGGAGCGCAACGGGCAGGCAGAGGATATGCAGGAGCGCCACACTACCAAGGTACGGGTGTTAAAGAATCGGTTCGCTGGGTTGACTGGTCCAGCCTGCGGTCTGTACTACGACAGGATCACTGGTCGTATGTCAGAGGTTGCACAAGAAGTACTTTAATGGTATAATATATAGCATGAGACTTGCAATTGATATCGAAACTAATCTTAAGCATGACACTATTTGGTGTTGCTGCACTTATAATCTGGATACTAAGGAAGTAAAGGCATGGACAGAACCACAAAGCTTTCGAGAGTTTATCAAGAAAGCCACGTTGATAGTAGCGCACAACGGGATCAGCTTCGACTTTCCAGTATTGAACAAGGTCTGGAAGACTACGATTCGGATGAGTCAAGTACAGGATACACTGGTTATGTCAAGACTATCAAACCCATCAAGAGAAGGAGGACACAGCCTAGCAAATCTAGCAAAGCTCGTAAACAGAACCAAGAAGGAGTACGAAGATTTCGAGGGCGGCCTAACGCCTGAGATGGTAGAGTATTGTAAGGAAGACGTGACTATCTGTGGTGAGCTGTACCTATACCTGCTGAAAGAACTGCATGGATTTTCTGATCAGTCTATAGAATTAGAGCACAAGGTTCAGGCAATCATAGCAAGGCAGGAGAAGCACGGGTTTAAGCTTGACACAGTAAAGGCACAGTGTTTGTTGGGACAATGGAAACGCAAGCTGTCTGATATCGAAGAGAGCCTGCAATCTGTTTTCCCTCCCATTGTGACGCAGCGCTTTAGTGAGAAAACTGGGAAGCAGTTGAAGGATGATGTGGAAGTTTTTAATCCTGGATCTAGGCAGCAGATTGCCAAGCGGTTGATTGAGAAGGGATGGAAACCTACTAAGCATACTGAGAAAGGAGCTGTAATTGTTGACGAATCAGTGCTTGAAGGAGTTGATATTCCAGAAGCCAAGCTCATCGCAGAATACTTACTCATTCAGAAACGGGTGGCTCAGGTTGAGTCCTGGCTTGAGTTTGTATCTGACGAGCACAGGGTTCACGGTAAGGTCATCACCAACGGAGCAGTCACGGGCAGGATGACACACCACAGTCCTAACATGGCCCAGGTTCCCAGCAGTAGTAGTCCGTGGGGCCACGAGTGTCGAGACTGTTGGACGGTGGAGGAAGGCAATGTGCTTGTTGGTGCTGATGCCTCCAGCCTGGAGTTACGTATGTTAGCGCACTATATGAAGGACGC